TGTAGCAGGGTTAATTATGGAATTTTTTATGGAACCGATGTATGAACCCAATGCGTACCAAAAATTAGTTTTTAATTGTTACTCTGTTTACAGACAACTACATAACCAACAATAAAAATAGGAAAATATGAATTACGAAGACGATTTAAGTATTGATGAAAGTGCATTGGATGTGGAATGGTTGGAACAACCACAACTCATGTTCAAGTATGCACGTTATTGTGCCGAATTGGAAAAAGTTGCTGATGAGGCAAAAGACAAGTTAGAATATGTAAAAGCTGAAGTAGAAAGAGACATTAGGGAAAGCCCTGAAAAATATGGGATTGTAAAAATTACGGAAGCCGTAGTTGCAGGGACTATTTTATTGCAAGAAAAATATAAGGGTGCTTTAGTAGAATATAATAAGGCTAAATTTGATGCAAAGGTATCCGGGGGAGCAGTTCGGTCATTTGACCAACGGAAAACAGCATTGGAAAATTTAGTACGGTTAAATGGGCAACAATATTTTGCAGGGCCAACTGTACCAAGGAATTTACATGAGGAGTATGAGGCAAAAAAAGTAAAAAGAGAACAAATAAAAAGGACGGTAAGTGCTGGAATAGCAGGTAGAATACAAAGACAAAGAACGACTGAGAATGAATAACTAATAAAAAAGAAAAAGTAACAATGGAAAAAAGAAGTGTGTTTGCAGGAAAGGTATCGTATGATGCCCAACGGCAGAAAGAGAGGACAGGGAATAAAAGTTATGGTGTACTAAACATCCCAAAAGGGGTTGATGTTTTTTCGGCTGAACCAGGTGGGAAAATTACGTTGGACATCATTCCTTATGTAGTAACCGATCCCAAACATCCTGATTACGACGAAGAACGTCAGGTAGCCGTACAGGGGGATTTGTGGTACAAACGACCCTATTTTATTCACCGTAATATTGGGTCAGCAAGTGAGAATGTGGTATGCTTAACCAGTTTTGGTGAAAGATGCCCTATTTGTGAACACAGAAATAAGTTGATTAAAAAGGGTGCAGAAAAAGAAGATACGGACGCACTAAAGAAAAGTTTGAGAAATTTGTATGTAGTAATTACTCCCGGTAAAGGAGATGAGAAACCGATGATTTGGGACATTAGTCAATTTAACTTTGAAGATTTGTTGACTGATGAAATTAATGAGAACCGTGATTATGAAGTTTTCCCAGACCTTAAAATTGGTTACTCCTTGCGTATCCGTTTTGATAGCCAAACCATTGGAAAATCACAACCTTTTGCACAAGCCAGTAGGATTGATTTTATTGAACGGGAGTATGCTTACCCGGATAATTTGACGGAAAGTGTACCGAATTTGGATGCTGTTTTAAAACGGCACACATACAAGGAATTGGAAGAATTGTTTTTTGAGTTGCCAAAAGCAACAGATGCAGAAGATGAAGAAGGAGAAGGTGTTGAGGCAAATGAAGAAAAAAGTTATGCAAGGCAACCAAAAGTGGTTGAAAAAGAAGAAGCACCAATAAGGAGAGAACGGACGGTGGGTAGTCAGAAAGTAGAGCGAGAAGAAAGACCCACCCGTACACGTGTAGAAAAGGTGGAAGAAACAGAACAGGAAGAGGAAGAAACGTCTGTACGTAGGACTAAAAAAATAGTACATGAAGAACCAAAACAGGAAGAGACAGAAGACGGAGATGGGCAATGTCCAAAAGGACACCGTTATGGTATAGACACAGATACGAAAGAGGATTGTAAACGGTGTAAAATTTGGGATGAGTGCTTTGAAGAAAAAGAAAGCAGGGGTTAATTAATAATTGTTTATTGGGGTGGTTTTGTTGGGAAGAAAGAAGGTTTAAGATCAATTGTACCTATTGAGTAAACACAAAACCACCCCTTTTTATAAAAAGGTTATGGAAAGAACAAAGAACACATTGACGGAACAGGTAAAGGAAAAAGTAAATAAGCCTGTTAAAGTGGTACAAGAGGAACCGTATGAGGGAAATTATGAGACAATGATTAGTACAGGTTCTACATTATTGGATTTAGCAATTAGTGGGGGGAAAGTACGTGGTGGAGGTATCCCAGGTGGTATTTTGGTAGAGGTGTTTGGACCGAATGGTAGTGGAAAAACAGTTTTGCTTTGTGAAATTGCTGGAAATATACAACGTCAAGGTGGTTCTACTTTATTCCTTGACCCGGAAGCAAGGTTAAATAAACAATTTGCATCTATTTTTGGTTTTACAGTTGATGATACAGATTACAGTAACCCGGATACGGTTACTGAAGTGTTTATAAAAACAAGGCAATGGGAACCGTCTTTTAAAGGTATAAACGGAATTTTTACAGACAGTTTAGCTGCTTTATCTACCGACATGGAGATGGAAAAAGAGGAAGGGGATAAAATGGGGATGAGAAGGGCTAAAGAATTCAGTGAACAGTTACGGAAAACGTGCCGAATTTTAAAGGTTAAAAATAGGTTAATGTTATGTAGTAACCAAGTAAGGATAAATCAAGATGCAGGACCCTATGGACAAAAATATGTAGCACCAGGAGGGGAAGCAATGGGGTTTTATGCCAGTTTACGGTTACGAGCAAGTAAACCAGAAAAGATAAAAAGGACAAAAAAGGTAGAAGGGAAAGATGTAGTACGAGTAATTGGAGTAGAAACAGAATTTGAGGTATTTAAAAGTAGTGTTTGGAAACCTTATCGGACTGCACCTTTGTATATTCTTTTTGATTATGGGATAGATGATGTCCGTGCAAACCTTCAATTTATCAAAGACTATACAAGTAATACTGTTTATACATGTAATGGGACAAATTTAGATAAATCATTGGACGTTGCCATTCGTATGATTGAAGAAGATGGGCGTGAAAATGAGTTAAAAGAATGTACAATAGACCTATGGGAAGAAATTGAGCATAAATTTGAAACGGTAAGGAAACCAAAACAAAGGTAAAAATATGGCAACAATTAGTTTTATGTCAGATACAGTACGTAAACTGTTTGAATTATTCCATTTACCAAAAGAAACTCGTGAAGCACATATTCATTTTAAAGTACATGAAGCAGTTACAATAGATGCAACTTATTTTATGACTGAACCCACTAATGAAGAAATAGAAAACGTAAAAACAGTTTCAAAAACATTTGAATTAAAAGAAGTAAAGAAAGAAAAAGAGAAAAAGGTAAAAGAGATATTTGCCAAAGGTTTGTTTATACGGAAAGATAAGTATGGGTTAGATTGCTGTGTTGGGGATTTGGTATGTGTAACGTGCCCTGAATTTACCATTGAAAAATTAGATAAAGACCCCATTGTATATGAAATAAATCCTATACCTGTTTTTAGAAAACAAAATAAAATATTTATAGAAGCTCATACATACGAAGGACAATTATTATTGTTAAAAAGTAAGGGTGTTATTATTAAAACAAGTACAGGGTATATTACACCTAAATTAACAGATAAAGCAAGGAATCCTTGGGTATGGGAAAAGATGCATCCAATTATTTAATAAAAAATGACTGAATTAGAAAAACATGTCAATGCCCCAAATTTTCTACAACTTAAAGAAGAAAATTTATTTTTTACAATCATATTAAAAGCAGATATTATTCCTACTGCTGATAATGATTACATTTACATAGACCCTATAAACAATAAAGTTGTACCATTTGAACAGTATATAATTTATGTACAAAAAGAAGATATTTTTAAACTGTGGCATTGTATATACAAAAAGTAGGTAGTTTTAAAAAGGAATAAAGAAATGGAACGAACAAAATTTTCAAACAATCAACGACATATATTAACTAATGACCCCAGTTTTACGGCATGGGGATGGGCAGTATTGACATGGGATGGAGAGGTGGTAGATTGTGGTTGCATAAAAACAGCACCAGAACAGAAAAAACGTCGAATCAGAAAATCAGACGACACTGAAAGACGAATTAGTGAAATTGTCCAAACTTTGTTTTCTCTTATTAAACAATACAACATAAATTATATCCTTTCCGAAGCCCCACATGGAAGTCAAAATGCAAGTGCAGCCGTGATGGTAGGTGCTTGTGCAGCCATTATACAAACAATGGCTGATGTGTTGGATATTGGAGTAGAATTTTATAGTGAGGGAGACTCTAAAAAGAATGCTTTGGGTAAGTTGTCTGCCACAAAAGATGAAATGATACAGGCTATACAAAAAGTATATACTGTACAATGGAGTAAAGTAAAATATATTAATGAAGCCGTAGCAGATGCCTTGGCTGTACATTTTGTTGCTTCCCGGTTCAGTTCAACCATGAAAATGATGAAAAACCAATAACTATGGAATTTTTAATAACAGATATACAAAACTTTTTACTATTTAATGGTTTTGTAGAACAGGAAAATAAAGAATTACGTGAAAATAAAATCATTTGTTTTACGAATAAAAAGTGTATAGTATATTTATCAGAAGAAAAAGAAGGGTTTTATATTCGAATCCATACTAAAACATTACGGTCTTTAAATAAAGGTTCAGACTTATATTGGTTAATAGGAGTACTTACTTTTCATAAATTCATAAAAAGGGATTACATTTTACCAAAAGAATGTAAGAAGGAAAAAACAAAAGTAAAACTACTGTAAAATGGCATTGGTAATAAGAGGGAAATATGCAGGAATTGAATTTACGGTGTACCAATATTGCAGTAATTGGGTGTCAAGTAAAGACGGGTCAGTTTACCATATTTCCTCTGTACGGTTTACAACGGAAGAATTTAAGCATATAGTAGACTCAAAACTGATAGATTGTTGTTTTAAACCTAATTTTGATAAATGTAGATTTATATTACAATGAATAGAGTAAGGGAATACAAAGTGTATATCTGTGATGAGTGCATAGAAAATGCAAAGGCATTACAAACGGTTGTAGGAGAACAAAAATTCCAATTAAAGAAATGTACTCATCCCGGTTGTTTGTTTTATATTGAACCGGAGGCAGAGAAAGAAAAACCATTAAATGAATTGTTAACTATTTTCCACCAAATTCATTTACAGTTTTTAGTATCAAAAATAAAAGAAGATAACAGTTAAAAACAAAAAGGTAATGAATATAGAAACAACATTTAACCATACAGCAGATGATATTGAAACTGCTTGTGGATTAGAAGATGAAAGTAAATTTATTAAAAACACTATTTTTGAACTTTCAAAACAGTTAAAAAGTAAAAATATATCAGAAACATTAGAAGAGTTATTTATTAAGGTAAGACACCATTTAGGGGTAAAAGAAAATAGAGTTTGGAAAGATGAAATGTTGGCTGTTTGCATTGCTTTTAAATATGGGCAATTATTATTTCAGATAAAAAAAGGAGCAGAAAATAATGAAATAGATAAAGAAATAAATATGTTAAAAGATTTGATAAAAATGATGAAAGGTATAAAAGGGTTAGAAGATAAAGAATGATAAAACGAGTAAACATACAAAATTTTCAATCCCACCAAAATTCAGTATTAGATTTTTGTGATGGAGTTAATATCATTATTGGTAAAACCGATAGTGGGAAGACAACTATTTTACGAGCCTTAAAATGGTTAATGTATAATAGACCGATAGGTGACAGTTTTCGTAGTACATGGGGAGGGGAAACATCGGTTGGAGTTGAATTACAAGACGGTACAACAATTATACGGGCAAAAGGTACAAATAAAAATGAGTATATAATTAATGGACAGGTTTTGTCTGCTATTAAAACAGATGTACCAGATGGTGTAAAAGAAGCATTACAGGTTAATGAGATTAATTTACAAAAC